GTTCTGTTTCTGATAAATTCATAGGACATTCCCCTTGTAATCCATTTTCTGTATGTTCTAAAATGGAATGAATGTCCATTAATGCACATACTGGATCAGGACACTTATCCATCAAATCATCATGTCTATATGATTTAATTATGCGTTCTATAATGTCCATTCCATCAGTAGGAGCTATCAATTTTTAGTCTCCCTAAACTCTAATGATTGGACCACCTGAATATAATCTTCCCTGGTTTGGTGTCCTAAGAACCATACTTGTATCATATAATCCTCACACATTTTACGGTTGAGGGCTTCACTACAACCGTTTTCTTTGTTATTTTTCCACATTTCAGCGATTATTGATAGGCGCTCTTGTCTTTGTTTTTGTGTTCCCATACAGATACACACACACGTACAGTATTTAATTCTTTACTAAAAAAACCAACACCTTTTTTACTATTTGCGGTGTTGGGGCTTCGCCCAGCCCCGACACGTGTTCCCCCCTGCCGCTTCCCGAAACACATGATAATAAGGATAACAAGTGTCACAATAGTTAGCTGTATAAACTTAGCTGAATTACAGTATAATTTGGGGGTTAGGGGTGTGGGGAAAGGGGGTAACAAGTAAATATTAGGTAAATTATCAGTAAATATAATGTTTGAATATGTTATTTTGGCAAGTGTTATAGCGGCTGGAATATGTGGAATAGTAATTACCAGGAATATGTTTGGAAGTAATGAGATTCATGGAAAATTAAAGAATAGATATGATACTTATATAGCTGATTTGGAAAAAGATAATAAAAAATTAACAGGAAAGCTAAATAAATTAAAGTCAGGAATACACATTAACAAAGATGAATATGATGAAAGTAATCCACTTGGCGGTATAGGGCAATTAATTTCCCAAGTAGCCCCTCTATTACCTAAAAATATTCAGCCTTTACTAAGTGATCCTGGCACTATGAAGTATATTGAAAAAATAGTTTCAGAAAACCCAGATAAGATAAATGAATTAATAACAAAGTTTGTTAAAACACCAAAAGGTAAAACTGATGAATCTAGTGTTATCGAAGGTGTGTAAAATTGGCAAGGACCAGGGTAAATATTGTACTTCTTGCTATATTGGCTGGGGTTTAATCTATGATGGCAAAACATTTAAAATTGATAAGTGCCATTTTTGCAGTAGATGAAGCTTAATGAAATTCTTCTTATTGGCGGCGCGTTACTTGCAGCTTTGGTTCTCTCTAAGAATGGAAAGCTTTCATCAAAAAATACAAACATACCGTTTATCAATCCCTTTACTGATTTGCTTAGTAAAGCACAAGCTCAAGCAATAGAAAAACAAGAAAGCAACATTGGTACATTAGAAAACATTAAATCATCTAACTTGGGAATCGCCCAGGACATTTTAGATTATGAGAGAAATATTTCAGATGTTAAAATTTTTCAAGTACAAACAGAATTAGATAAAACTCAAAGTTTCATATCACAAGAACAAAAATATCAACCTAGCAGTTGGTGGTCTAAATCAGGTTTGAAAGGTCCAGCTAAAAATTATCTAAATAAATTCGATTCTGAATTTTCATATTACCAAACTGCATGGACTGGAGAAAAAGGACCATTATCTCAAAAATCATTATTCCCAGATGTTTACATACCTTTTAGCCAAGCAACTAGGGCAGGGTTTGCACAGCAAGCAAGATATGAATCAGCACAAGAAAACATAGCTAAAAGCAATCAGTTTGCAATAAGACAACAGGGAGAAATTGATAGATTACAAGAGGAATACCAAACTAGATTCGGTGGTATTAGCCGATATGGTTAAATTACATAAAGGTTTTGGTAAAACATGGTTTCATTAAACACAATTTTAGGAGTAGGCGGCATAGCTGCGGCATATTTTATATTTCAAGGTTTAGGCGGCGCGACTGGAATAGGTTCAAGAATTGGCGGCGGTTTTACTGCTTTTAGTGATAGTTTAGTTAAATCTTTAAATCCGATTTCTGATTTACGAATTGCCACACCAGCGGAATTAAAACAAAGTGTAAATCCTTTTAGAGATGGCGGTTATTTAGGAAGGAATTATGATGATTTTTTAAGATACCAGGACCAAGGAGAAACAGGAGAACCTTTTATAGTAAAAAATGAGGAAAAAGATATGAAAGAGGAACAAGGACCTAGCCCTTTTGATTTTGGTCAATTTGCACAAGATGTATTAGATAGATTCATACCCTCAATACCTTCAGCAACAGCACAAGGTTCAACTTTTGCTGGTAAAGGTATGATTTCAAAAGGTTATCAAGAACCTAATTATAATAAACCAAGCGCTGGATATACTTCAAGTAATTTCTTTGGTGGTAATCCTAACACTTATGTAAATCCTTGGAGTAAATCATAAAATGGCAAAATTAAAAGGAAAAGCAAAAGCAGATTTCTTAAAACGCATGGCTAAAGGTAGAAAAGCCGCAGCTAAAAAAACTAAAACTAAAAGTAAACCTAAAAGTAAACCTAAAACAAAAACAGTTATTAAGTCCAAACCTAAACGTAAAACAATGGTTTCAAGAAGAAAAAGATTTACTAGAAGCGCAAGACGTGGAAGCAAATCTATAGGTTCAAGTTTGAAAACAGGCGTAATAGGCGAAGTCGTTAAAGGAATAGGCGCAGGCAGTTTAGTAAATGTCGTTATGAGTAGGGTAGCCCCAGGAAGCTCAATAACTCCAATTGCAAGCACAGGCGCAGCTTTCTTAGCAGGAGGAGTAGTAGGCGGCGCAGCTAATTTAGTTCTTAGTGGTGGATTATCACAACTAGGCGGTATTTTTGGCGGTGGCGCAACAGCCCCACAACAGGAGTTTGGAGTATAGAAAATGCTTCCAGTACAACGTACATATCAATTCCAGGGCGCAGCTCCAGCACTTAACGTACCTGTCTTTATGGCTGATTTGCAAACTTTACAAAATAATTTCTTGACTTTAACCCCAAATCAACTCCAAGACGTGGTTATGAATCCGCCTTTAGCAGCTACACAACTATATCAATTCACGCTGTTTAAGAACGGAAATGCCACAAGTGTAAGATGCTTCAGTACAGCAATAAATCCAACTACTGCTGGGCGTGTGGCTGTAGGTCCAGTCTCGATGAGTTCAGGCAGCTATCAGTGGGAAGTTCGACAAACTGCTGGCGCATTAGCTAATCCGCAAATCTTGGTAAGATACGGTAGTCCGTTAAACTAGGGAGTTTTTCAAGTCATGCCTTTTTCTAATAATATAGTAAATAATTACAGCTTAAATTCGGGAAATACCCCCCTCTTATACCCTGTACGCATTATATGTCCAGCCAATGCCACAACAGGTATATCATTCCCAGATCAATTTTTAGGTAGAGCAATCTCATTAAAGATAACTAATAACGATTCAGCCAATGCCGCTAGCTATGACTACAATTTAAACGGTAATGGTTCAGGTGTAAATTTACCATCTAGTAACTTTGCAACTTTAGACAATACAGTAGTTAATTATCTAACTGTAATTGCTGGAGCTGCTGGCACAGTATTAGTAGAAGCACAAATCCTACCAGCTACCAGGGCAGAAATTCCCATTGAGGTCCAAATATGAGCTGGGGCGGTGGGGGAAGTGGGGGAAGTGCTACGGTAGCCGCTCATACACATAATTCAACTTTAATAGGTGATGGCGGTGCTTTATCATCATCTTTAACACAATTAGATACGTCTAATTTGTACACTAGAATAGTAGTTGGAGCCTGAATTTGAAAATCAATAATTCTTTAGATGTTGCAAGATGGGAAAAAACGAAATGTACTTGTGATAAAACAGATGTAGAAAAATGTTATCCAATACACAAATGTACTCATTGTAAATGCGAGGAAGCTTGGCTATCAGTTCCTCAAGAAGATTTTAAAATAAATAAATTTGATAATAAAGGGAATAAAACAGGAACTAAAACAGTTAAAGAAATTACTTTAAAACGTGGTCATGATTTACAAGATGTTATAGGTTGGGAGTTCTAATGGCAGTAGGCGATATAGTTAGTGGAATTCCTGCACAAGTAGCAAATTATTCTTATTTTATTCCAGCATCAGGCGTTGAGATAATGATTTTGTCTTTTTCATCAGCAACAAATAGCCATTATTTCTTATACAATGGAACTAACCAAGGCGCATGGACAAATTTAGATGTTTCCTCAGGTTCAAAAGAACCTGTTAATACGAAAGTAGGAATTACAAATACTAATTATCTTGCAATATACAATACTGGACCATTTGGACAATATACAGGAATACAAATTAAATAAGGTGGTGGAATGATGGAGTCTCTAGCTACTTTAGGATTATTACTAGCCGCAATTATTACACCAATATCAACAATTGCGCTTTTAAAAATTCATAATGCAAATAAATAATTATGATTGAATATCTAACTCCAGCTTTGTTATTCTTTATTCTAGCGTTCGCTGTAGAAACGAGAATGAAAGTTGCCAAGTTATGCGGTAGGCTGGACAGGAAATAAGGGGGTTATTTCCCTTTTTCTTGTTCTGTTTCTGATAAATTCATAGGACATTCCCCTTGTAATCCATTTTCTGTATGTTCTAAAATGGAATGAATGTCCATTAATGCACATACTGGATCAGGACACTTATCCATCAAATCATCAT